TCAAAGTCGATTTTGTTGGCGATTGCTGCAATAGCAGGTTTTAGTACACGGTCCGAGAACATATCTAACGACAAAGACAAGTCTTGAGTCGTAAATTGTGTGTCCACATGGAACTGGGTACTGAGGGTTACTGGGGATGAAGTCTCGTTAAAGTCCTCAACATTCAGCGCTGGGCCGGTGGTACCGATAAAACGACCTGGGCGGCGGACATTGACTGTGTTACCAATCTTTGCACCGACAACCGCAAACTGGTCATCATAGTTACGGTCTACACGACCAGTAAAGGTCAAACTGTTTTCCAAGACCATCAACGCCTCGTTGGTGATCATGGAGATGGTTAGCAAGTTATTTGCCATGGTAATTCTCCAAATTAATTTTAAAGTTACCCGTCATCGAATCTTCCCAGAGGCCCTTGCAGCTTTCCATTGCTGGTAGGTGCCATGAAATTTACGGTCAGAATCCAACGCAATATCGCTAGGATTCCCACCGGCTTTCAGCGGACTAATCGGTGCCGGAGCATTAGACTTCTTCGCAACAGGTTCTCTTACGCTCGGTTTAGCTGGCTCTGCTTTCTCAAATTTAGCCTCTAAACGCCCGATGGCACGGAGTTGTGAGGTAATGGATTTCTCCGCCAACTCACGAGCAAAATCAGGATTTTCGGCCAAGTAATATAGGAGTTGTGGGCCTACATCACTCTCAATAATTGCATCGGTGACCGGTTGTGACACCGAGACATCGCTTGACGCAATCATTTCCTCGTAATCCGGCATATCTTGTTTCGCAACATCTAGTCGATCTTGGAACTTCTGCCGCATCCGCGACTGTTCCTCCTCAACCTTGCGAGCAAGTTCTGCTTGATCCCGCTCCCGCATCTTTCGATCAGTAGTCCACTCGGCCAGAGCCTCAGCATACTCTAGAGCATCATTGAATTGCGCTGGGTCTGGTTTAGGGTCAGGTTCTTCCGATTTAGGCGGATTTAACTTGCCTTCCAAATCCTTAATACGCGCCTCAAGAGCCTCACGAGCACTACGCTCACGGTCCGCATCTTGGCGGGCTGCTTCGCGCTGCTTGGTCAGTTCCGAAAACCGCTTTTCAAGTTTCGGGTTGTGCTTCTTTTCACCTGCTACAGCATCTGTTTCTGCCTCTGGCTCACTCCGGTCTTGCTCAACAACCGGCTCCGCATCTGCGGCCTCAGTTGGAGTTTCCTGACTGGCTAAACCAAGTTTTTGTGCATGAAACTCAGCTAAATTCTCACTTGTTACTAAGTTACCAGCTTGTTTCCTTACCGGTTCCTGTGCTACTTCTGCATCGGACATGGATTAACTCCAAGAATAAACCCGATGAACCCATCGGTAGGTTAAATCTATTAGAAACTGTTTTTCAATAGTTGTCAACGAGGTCCCATTGGTACGCCAGGGATAACCGGTTGTTCTAATGGCTGCGGTTGCATTTGTTGTGCAGCAAACTGCGCAATCATTTGGTCATCCATTGCGGGGTTAGTCATTGGCTCCTGGGCAATCGCCATCTCCTGCTGCAAGAATGGTGACTCATTCATATTGACTTCGCTCTCAGCAAACGCAGCTGCTTGGCCTTGCTCAAAATCCCTGCGGTCTATTTCTTGTTGCAGGGCGCGTGAATCCATGCCCTTTAGTAACAGTTTGGTGATAGCGTCTAACTCAGTCCGGTTCTGGTCGGTAATCGACTTCATGTTGGTCTGGTTAACTTTAGCCTCGTTGATGGTCTCGGTGTTGTACGCCCTAGAGGTTACATCCATCAATTTGCGCTTGGTTTGGCCTTCTTCCTTCATGCGCTGCACATCGGTTTGGTGCTGCAAGTTCATGGTCAAGGCCGCAATCTGTTGCTGCATATCGGCAACCATCTTTTGGCTGGCCATCAACTGCATCTGGACTTGTGGCGGAATGTCTGCCTTTTCGTCAATCTGGGCTAATGGGTTCATTGCGGCCAAACGGTCAGCAATCACATCTGCGCCTGGGAAGTCCATGTTGCGGAATATTAAATCGCCGGCAGCTTGGAATAGTTCAGGGTTAGATTGGATCAATGGGATCATCGACTCGACTGCCTCCTGGCGCTTGGATTGGTAGCCAGGGCCAGTATCCATATACACATCGTATTCGCCCACGGTTACATCATTCAGTATCTTTTCAGCGCCTGATTCATCCACGGCCCGTTGGTTAATCGTTACCATCTCAGGCTGGTTGTCGTAGCCAATAATCCGCATGACCCGCTCTTTGTCATAAATCTTGGGGATTAGGTCTAGGATGATCCGCCCAGTATGTTTAAGGGAGCGCGTCAGATTGTCGTAATAATGAAAGTTCGACATATCAATCTGCATCTGCTGACCGCGGATTGCCTTACCAGACATATTGCCTTGAGACAACATATTGGGGTCAAATATCCCAACTACGGTTTGCAGGTCATTGTTGATTGCGCTTGTAGCCTCAACGATTCCGGCAGCAGGTGGCTCTGGTTGCAATCTAACCGGTTGTGGCGCAGGTTGGCCCTCAATGTCTTTTTGCTTGTAACGCAATACCGGTGTGGCCTTAATGTTAGCCAAGTTCCATTCATTCTCATGGCCCTCATCTTGACCCTCTGCCAACAGCCACTTAGCCTTGGGCGCGAGAGCCACCGACTCGGTCAGAGCGGTACGCCAGTAGTTGTACATCCGCTGCGGGTCCTTGGCCATGCGCACAATGCCATACTTCTTGCGCTTATCGTCAATCGTCAGCTGTTGGCCATAGACGGGGACTATTGGGATATGCTTACCCATCCATGTGGATTCTTCAAGGATTTCTATACCGGTCAGCTTTGCCCACTTAATGGTCTTGCGCATTGTTTCGCGCTCGGCCACCACTTCAATGCCGGCTGCAATCATCATTTCTGCGCTGGGTGCCTCATCTTTATAGACTTGCGTACCATCGGAAAGCATAAGCAATTTGGTCTTTTTGCGCTCGGTATACCACCATTCAGCGATTCGGATGTCATCCTTCATAACCCAATCCGCGTCTGCGTCACCAGTTCCACGCATATTGAAGTTACCGCCATCGTCTGCATTAGGGTATTCGGCCTTAAATTCCTTTTTGCTCATTACCTCAGTAATTAGGCAAGACTCAGCGTCAGACCCATCTGGCATCTGACTGTTGGGGTCCATGTAAACAGTAAATGGGTTTACGATGGGTTTAATGTAAATTTCTTGGTCAAACGAATCTTCTCGTGTGTAGTCGGTAACTATGCGCCAGTAACCCCAACCCATGCGGACCGCAAACTCAAAGGCCGTATCGTAGGCGGTATCTGCGTCCGAGTTGACCTCAATATGCTTAAAAATGCCCGTTAGGATGTCAGCGACCTTGGCATTAGCTGCCGAGTTCATCGAGTGCGCTTTCATGCGGGGTCTTGCTTGGCGCTGCTGATTACAGACCTGGCGGATAAAGCCATCTAGTTTGTTAATAGTCAGGCAGGGTCTAGCCTCTAGGTTTCTAGAGTTTTGCACTTCAACTGGCCATTGGTCACCGGAAGAAAATTTAAGGTCGTCCAGGGCATCCTGGCGGTTGTAAGAGTCCGCATCATTTGCGTATCTTAAGAATTTCTGCGCGTCTTGTATACGCTGATCGTTTGCCATATTCATCCCATCCATGATCCAGCCGGTTGTTGCACGGCTCGTTTAGCTACCGATTTGCGGGGCTCATTCACTACTAAACCAAGATATTTAAACGCATCGGCTCCGTGCGAATATATATCGTGCAAAGGCGTTTTACTGAATTGCTTAGTGTCTGGGTCCACATCATATCGGTAATGTCTTAAACATTGTAATCCTTGATGGCAATTTTCTCTATCAAAATAACACTTGTTGAATATTGTCCTAGCTGCATTGATAGAGTCCGCAGTTGGGGTTCTTGGCACAATCTGCACCTTGTAACCGGCTGCCCTGACAATGTCGGCAATCGAGCGCCCAGCAGCTGCCAGAGTTGAGTTCTCAGCATCATGCGGCAGCCAGATGGTGTCATAGTGATACCCGAACTTCTGCATCTCGGCCATGTAATAGGACATGGTCTTTTGATTGTCCTCAATATATCGGATTAATCTAATCTCAAATCCAATGAATTGCACAAACCAGATGGCCGTATTGTCCGACCAACCAAGGTCAAAGACAGCATGAACTCCCTTCATTTGATCATAGGGAACTTTGGTAATGCGCTGCTCAAGGTCAGCAAGGGTTATTTCGTTACCAAATACCGCTCCATCCACGGTCTTGCGGCACAAACCCTCCCAGACGGTGTTGTAGGCCTCGATGTCCCGCATATGGAGGTTGTCTTTCTCCTCCCGCAGCGTTTGTGGGAACCAAGGGTTATCGCGCCAGGTAATCTTTTGGACTATTGCATTGGTAGGCGGTGAGATAACAAACCGCTGGTAGGTATCATCGGTCTCAAGTTCTGGATTAAAAGTAATCCATATCTCGGAGTTGTCCTTTCGGATCGTAGGAATTAGGACATTCCAGCTAGTTTTAGAAACAGTCTGAGCCTCCTCCACCCAGCATATGTCTACACCCTCAAAGGATTTGACATTGGTAATGTTGTTTTTAAGGCCAATAAAGAAGAACTCAGAGCCATTCTTACCGCGAATGCTTGTCTGGGTAACCTCGTAAAAGGACTCTAAGCCTAGACTGTCAATCTGGTCTGTAAGCAGCTTATGGACAGAATCCTTAATGGATACCTGAAACTCACGGGCGCAAAGGATGCGGATAGGGTCTTTAGCTGCCTTAATTAATAACGCTCTGGCAACTCCCCAAGACTTAGCGCCACCGCGCCCACCGTACAGAATCTTATATCTCTTGGGCTCAAACAAAAAAGCCAGTTTTACGGGGAATTCTGCGTTAGCTAATGCTTTATCTAAAGTCTCAAGCATCTTGTGGTTTTACAAACATGACCTGAATGCCAGCCAAGAGCGGAGTTCCATCGGAATTCTCAACCTGGTTAGTTTGCACGGCTTTACCATCCAACCGGTCAATGACCTCTTTCACGGCCCATGCCTCGCCTTGTTCAGCTTGTGTAACCAGCTGCTTAACAATGTTTTCTAGCTTTTGAGGTTCTTGAGTCAGCACCTTTCGGAGCTTGTCATAGAACATCTTGCCCTTTACAGCATTAGAATTTCCTATCGGTGCGGCCATAGTGATTAACTCAATCAATAAGTTCCAGTTGTTAAATAATAAATCGTTTCTTGTTGTTTGTGTTAATCTTATACTGTAAACTGTTTACTCTTATGGAGGAGTTATGAAAATCATTAAATCGGAGTTCTGGCATATCCTACAAAAACATATTGCTTTAAGAAAGGGTCAAAAATGAAACGAATAGTCTTTTACTGTGGAGTTAATGTAGAAACTGGTGACGCTTATGTACGCAACGCACCAGAGTATCTTGCTATGACCAACGAGGAGCGGTTTAATGCCATATCCTCAATCGTGACCGAGTTGTGCCAAGAATTGAGGTTTGTTTATGCTCAACTCAATACCCAAGAAACTTCATTAGAGGGTCCAAAGATTCTTCAGTAAACCTCTCCCCATGGTGCGCAACTTGCATTGATCTAGCAATATTGGCCTCGGTTTTACCCGATTTGCGCATTCTTTCAAATGTCTTTGGAAACAGTAAATCAGCGGGCGCGCCCACAATTTCACCGCTTTTAGCCTGTAATCCGCCAAAATATTGCCCAGGTATGCCCATCGAATAGGACCCATGTTTAAACTCTGGGACTAATGGACCCGCGCCTGGCTGCGCAATAAACATAGACCGGCCAGCCTCACCCTGAAACAATCTTGGGTCATTCATTACTTTAGCGGTATCTTCCCAGCGCGGAAAACCTTGGTCTCGGAACTTGGCCTTACTCATAGACTCAACAATAGCCTTGCGCAGCTGACCGTCTTTAGACATTAATTCGTAGATATTTGGGGAATCTACGCCCGCAAAGTCTTTAAATGGGTATCTCTTCACGCCAGTTTCGGGGTCCTTTACCCATGTCTTACGCACATCTTCCCGCAACTCTTTATAAGCCTGTTTGGCGATTGGTAATGTTGGCAGCTGGCCAACCATGCCTTGGGCCATATGGTGGCTAAAGTTAATACCTTGGGGACTCATACCTAAAAATATTCCAAGAGCATCCTCGCCTTTATCGGCAAACATTCGCAAGTTTTCGGTTTTGCTAGATGCTGCAGCCGGCTCTGAGGCCCAAGCAACATTCTGTTTTACATTAGGCTCAAGCAACATAAATTCGCGCCCGCCTTGGCGTTGAACTGCTTGGCTTAATGGAACTCCAGCAATTTGGCTAACTGTTCCGCCGGTCATCGACAAATCGCCGGCAACCGGTACTAATGTTTTTTTTAATAGTGATTCAGGATTTATACCAATTTCTTGGATTTTTACCAATCCTGGCGTATCGCTGATTATGTCTCTGCCAGCTAATCTCATTTCTTCACGCTGGCGGACCGCTCGATTTGCTAAAGATTTCTCAAAACGGGTTACTGCTGATTTTTCTGCAGCCGTTAAATCACCGCGCCCAGGATAAAGTAATTCTCTAATTGGTATACCGCCAACATTGGTACCGCGCTTAAATGCGCCTAGAGCAGCTGCTGGCGCTGAACCGCTGGCAGCAAATCCACCTCCGGCAACATTGGTTGCCACATTAATTGCCTCTTGCGGCGTGATTTCTTCGCCTTGCGCAGCCCGTCTTGGTGTTTCAAAAGCCTTCACCAGATCAACTAAAAACTGTGGCGCAATGATGTCGGTATAGTCTATTGGTGGTGCAAGTACAGAACCGCGCCCTTCAGATGGCAAACTACCCCGCGGACGGGGCAGAATGGATAGCCTCTCAACTTTAGGGTCAAATATGTCTGACAGACGGGGCATTATTTCTTCTTCTTTTTGCTTGCAGCCTCACGCTTAACCGAGTACGCAATTGCCACGGCCTGCTTTACCGGCTTGCCCGCAGCAATCTCAGCCTTTATATTCTTTTGAAAGGCCTTTTTGCCAATGTCTTTAATTAAAGGCATTACTTTTTCTTAGCAGTTTTTGCCGACTCTTTAAATGCTTTAGCAGTTGGCGCGCCTTTGGTGCCTGGGCTGCGCATTTTTTCAGGAGTCTTTCCAGCAGCCTTTTGGCGCTCGATCCGCTCCCTTTTAGCGTGAATATTTGAATACAAGCCAGGTTTAGCTGCCATTGTCTTTTCCTTTATCAATTTCTATCAGTAAGGCATCAATAATCGCAATTGCGCCCCGTTGTTGCTGCACCCGCTCTAAAGCCGCTTGAAGTTCTAGTACGGATGCCTGCCTCAACTGTAGTAAATAGTCTTTAGTAATCACTATGCATTAAAATTAGCGGCAGTTGCAGCTAACAGGTAATAGTCACTACCAGCGATTTTGACTCGCAAACCATGCGTAATTTCGTTGACATTGGTAATTGTGCCTGTAGCAGCCAATTTAGCGCCTGCTACGGTTACACCAGCTAGATTCAATAGGTAACCATTAGTGTCTACGGTTGCAGCGCCTGTGCCATTAACGCTGGCATAAATTAGGGCAGTTGTTGTTCCAGTAGACGCACCAGATGCGCAATTTAATTCAATTTCAACTGGGGCATAGTTACCAGCCGAAGTTCCAGCCGATAGCGTCATTTCAGCTAAAACGGCAGAACCCAAACCAGTAGTACGGCCAGAGGTTCCATATACAACTTCACCTTTAAGGGCGTTTGAATAACTACCAAGAACCGAGTTAATGGTTGTTAAAAATTTAGCACGACCACCAACGCCACCGGTGCCGGTCATTGTTGTGCTAACTAATACTGGCTCAACGCTAGTTGCTCCATCGGTGCTAGTTGATGTTGTCGTGATATTTAAATCACCGCCAGTTAAGTTGACTGCGCCCGAAACATCGAGGCTTTCAAATAGTGGGTCGGCGTATGCTACGCCAATTGATTTTCCGTTTGACATGATTAATTCCTTTTAGTTAACAATTCCAGTTTTTAAGAGATGCTGCTTTTCGGGTAGGCCTTCCCTTTTCATCTTTCATCGGCCCAGGCATTCCGCTCATCCTCGCACAAAAACTTTTTTTACGACCTTCGTCAGCTTTTGTTTTAGGGTTTGGAGCAGGTGCTTTAAGGTTTGCATTATTTTTTGCATTGTATTCCGCCCTTCCTTTAGCGGTCATGCCCGCACCAGCTTCGGTGGGTTTGTAGTTCTTACCCTTACCAGTAGTGGTGCGCGCAATAGGTTTATTAGTGGTTTTTGGCATCATCTGCCTCCACGAAACAGACATCCTTCCAGGACATCACAATTAATTCTTCGCCATTATCCTCAAATCGCGGGTAGGACAGGTAATCTTCCATGCCGCCAAATCGTATCCGCTGCCCAATTTCAATTGGATTAGGAATCAGTCGGCCCTTCTTGTCTATCTCGCCAGGTCCCACGGCCAGCACTTCGCCGATATTAGGCAGTTCTTCCATGATGACATCAATCACCTCGCTCTTAACCCGTTCAATGGGCCTTACAACAATTCGATCACGCAGCGGTCTTAGCATTTTTTCTTACCTTTTTAGGTGCTGGAGTGGCTGCCAATTCCGTGAATATTGGCTGCGGATCAACCACGACTTGGTGTTCACCGCACCACATCCCAGCCTGTTTAGTTACTGATTCAGGAAACCGCCGGCAATGGCCGAACTGCGTACCCTGAAAAAATATACAATTCCCGCAATTCACTTCTGGTACATTTCGCCAGAATTGTTTGTTTCCATCTTGGTGTCGCGACCTTTCATGGTCATTTTTTCGCCCATTGGCTTGTTTTTGCCTTCCTGCATTACGGCGTTTTTGGTCTTTTCTTTACGACCTTTATCTTCGTTACAGTCTTTTGGGCATACAAATGTATTTGCCATTTTGATTTCCTTTATGAGAGTTGTTGCAGTTTGTACAGCAGAGAGTTAATTAAATCTGTAATTTCGTCAATAGTATTCTGTAATTCGGTGTCTTTTGGCAAGTGTTTTCTGTTTTGATCGACATATTTTTGTAACGCTTTAAAGTACCGCACAGGGTCCTTGTCAATCTCAAATTCTTCTTCAAATTCGTCTAATGGACCATACCGACCCATATACGACTCAACCAGCTGGTCTACGAGGTCTGGGACGGCGTTATAGTATTTCGCCAAGGCCTTATGCTGCGCATAGCTTTTAGTCTGCCAATGCTGCAAATGCGCACAGGTCGCAGAATTTAACAATGCCAGCGAGAATGCTTCGATGTCTTTCATAATTCCTTCAAACAGTACATATTAATGACCTTCGGCCCTGTTATTTTATCTGCCTTTGCGCCTTTTGTGGCAACAATTTTATTTTCACGATGCACTAATTTCCATAATACCGCTTTGATTGAATGCGGTTTTGCAACCAGTTCAGCTGCAATTTGCGCCTGCGTTAAATTGGGTAATCGCTCAAGCAGCAACAAAATGTCTTGAGATAATCTTGGACGGCGTTTTAACTTCTTCATAATAAACAGTTCCCTATAAAACTCTTACTTTTACCATACCGCCTTTTTGCTGGCTTATTTTGTATGTGCAATTAATTCGTTTGTCGTTGACCTTCCAGGCATCGGCTAGACCGTCTTGGCCAGCTTTAAACGAGGCAATCATATTGTCTAAGTCCCGTGGACGGTTATCTGGCGGGTAAAACTCCACCTCCAAGAAAATAGGTGCATCCTCCACAATGTGTTCAATAAATGGTATCGGCTGCTGCAGCGCCAGGATGCGGACTGCAAACCGGTACTTTTTTTTAGCCGATGCAACTGGTCCCCAATGCCCGCGATAGTTGGGGCTCAGTTCTTTTGGTGGCCAGGGCAGAGTAAGTCTATCGGATAAGTTTTTGGATTGTGTCATTGAGTACCGTTAGTTCAGTTTGTTTGGTTGCGTTCCATATGGATTTGCGACCATGGATGCCGTTGTGGCTGCCTTGGTGACAATCCTTGCAGAGCGGAATACAGAGGTATTGGAGGCCTTGTTCGATGTGGTGGGCATCTGAGGGTTCAGACACGCCGCAAACGCCACACGGCAGCGATTTAACCCGTATAAGGTGATTTCTTTGGGATGTAGTCAGCTTGTTGTTCATTTAATCTTTTTATTAAGAGTTTCCAAGCGGTTGCTGCACACAATGGCACTTGTCCATTTCCGATGGCTTTAAGTCTGTCCACTCTGGCGGCCACCCCATCAGCCACTCTACCCATGTTGGGTTCAGATTTCCACCAACTATGTTCGGCAGTTGCTCTCCATAATTTTGTGTTTTTCCCGATGCAGTAATCCTTTTCCCAGTTTTTACTGCTCCCTTGTAATCCCTTGCCGCTGGGGTTGGAAAATTCTTTTGCTCTTTCAAAACCATTGCCGTCAATCCATTTTGGTGATTTTCTCTTATGTTTAAATTTGCTTTGTGTTCCGAACTCAAGGGAGTCGGCCAATATTTCATATTGCTTACTTGGTCTCTCAAATTTGCTGGTTTGGTTCTGTTCGGCCTTGCTATTGTTGCTTCTCTCATCAGAGCCGACTCTGACTTTGGTGGCAATTTGTCCATTGTTGTTGGAGTAGCCCATGTTTCTTGCAACGATCCAAATTCTTTCTCTAAGGTGGTTTGCGCCAACATCGGCTGCTGATAACACACCCCATTCTGCATCGAACCCCATCTTGGCCAAGTCTGCAAGGACTCGTTCAAGTCCTCTAGTAGTGAGCATTGGACTGTTCTCAATAAATGCATATTGGGGTCGTACCTCGCCAATAATCCGTGCCATCTCTTTCCACATTCCTGACCGATTACCTTCAATCCCCCCCCCCGCCCTGCTGCGGAGATGTCTTGACAGGGAAATCCGCCCGAAACAACATCAACAATTCCTCGCCACGGCTTTCCGTCAAAGGTTTGAACATCATCCCAAATCGGGAAAGGCGGGAGAAGTCCGTCATTTTGTCGGGCGCACAATACGCTAGCTGGGTATGGTTCCCATTCGACTGCGCAGACGGTTCTCCATCCGAGCAAATGTCCCCCAAGTATTCCTCCACCAGCGCCTGCGAAAAGAGCCAACTCATTCATGCCGCCTTTACCGATCCGCGAAATACAGCTGCTTTAAATTCGTGCGGCAGGGCAAACTGGCTTTCCAAAATGCCTAGTTCTTTGCCTTTAGCCACAATGCCAGGCCATGTCTCATGCCATTCTTTGCCATCGACCACGCCAGGCAGAGTAACTTTTAACTCGTCAGACCAGCGCTCCTGGCGCAGCCAAGTGGCGGGGTAGCATACGAACTGGCCATCATTCTTACGCCATTGGTCCGAGCGCATCTGCTGCCGAATAGCGTCCAATAGTTCTGGCAGCGGCGGCCGGATTCCCTCGGTCTGGACCCATGCTTTACGGGCATCTCCCTTCGCCACACGGCGGGGATAAGTTGTCCAAAATTCTTCAAAGTCTGTCATTTATCCCTCAACCAAATAGCTAGAGCAGCCAAAATAGCAACAACCAACATAAACCAAGAAAAATCCATTAATGACGGGGTTTGGGCAGAATACGAAATCACTCGTCTGCTCTTTCGCGGATGGCTTTGGCAATGTCCTCTTGTTCCATGCCCTCAAACCAAGCCATCTCAGCAACCTTGGCGCATTGTTCGCGCTCGTACTCAGCTGCTTTTTTAATGGATTGGATTAACTGGTCTCTGGCAACTTGCTTAAATTCCTCAAGCATATTGTTTGTAAAGTATTCCAGCTGCGCTTCGGTGGCCGACCAATTTTTTTTAGTCTTAACCATTCCGCATCTAAGTGCCATTTCTTCAAGATCATCGAGGGTCATATTGTTCTCCTTTTGCAGAGAATATATGATTAGGAAATAGTTTGCAAGGTAGTTTTGGGTTTGTCTTTGCTTTTAACATAGGTTACCCAAGGGTGATAGCCATCATCACTTTAGCACCAGCAAGATTAGTAAAACAATCCAGCCTATGCGCCCCATAAGGCAACGATTCATCCTAGCCTAAGTTGTCTATCACCCATGTCTTAGGCTAGTTCCGCAGTCCCTCGTTGACAGGCTGCTCCGGTTATCTGGTGGTGAGCCGATACCGTATCTACTGTTCCGCGCAGCCGATGTAGGCCCATTACTATCGTGCGGAGTACGGTCAGTAGGCAACAAAAAACCCCAAACTCTTGGGTGGTGCGGCCTGGCAGGGCATCCTTGGAATAAGTCCTCTTTAGATCAAATGACCAATTCCAAGCATTTTTCGCACCACCGAAAAATTCGGGGTTGCTGATCTTAAAGAGATTCCAACAAGTGCCACCTTGCTGACCCCTATATATTACCACGGATAGGCAAGTAGGCATACGCCTATTTTTAATAGGCAAGCGCCTATTTTTCTAGTGGTTTACCCTAGTTTTATAGGTATTTTCCCTAATTTTGATAAAAAAACGCATAAATCGGTTGCAAACAGTAAATAAACAGTTTACTATTACTTTACGGTCATTTGATCGGGAAACAAAATCGGAGAGAAAAATGAAATATACAGTACACCAAATCAACTTGTCAGATGACCAATTCAACGCTCATCGTGAGACATATCTCAATACAACATTTCACCCAACTGTAAAAGCAATTTTGACTGCGCAAGATTTGTATAAGCCAGTTGCTGAAATTAAAGCTGGTTCATTAAACGATGTGTTTCGTATTGGCAACATGGGAAATCACCCAGACATCAAAAGAATTGACGAAATGCATTCACTTTCAGTTGGCGATGTAATTGTTGACGAAACAGGCCACGCAGTTTTTGTTGCACCAATCGGTTTTAAATCAGTTCACGCTTGGAACTAATTAACGGGGCTTCGGCCCCATTTATCGGAGAGAAAAAATGAAAAACGGATTTACACCAAAAGAATATGCATACGCAGTTGCAATCGATGCCTTGTACCATGCAATTAAAAATAAGGATCGTGAGATTGATGATGTTACTGAATCAGAGCAAAACAAAGTCATTGATCAAATGAAAAAACTTAGAGAAGTTTTGGCACAAAAATCTAATTTAGACATAACACCAATTTAAACAACCGGGGTTTCGGCCCCATTTATCGAAGAGAATATATGAACCCAAT